GATATGACATAACCACCATAACCTCCGGTAGTTAAGTCATTCGGATCTGTGGCGACAGAAACATCAGGACGCGCAAAACGCAACGCGATTTTTTCGGTCTGCCTTGCAGGAAGACGATAAGGATCTTTCTGATCCGCACACCCCTGATCACATACCCGAAGGCCGGGAAAATTAGGATCATTGGTCATAACCGAATAAGGTCGCTTCATCTTGCAACGATCACAGATTGCTATCGCAATCGATGAATATCCTCTGGTGTCAAGAAATAGCGGCATCAAATCCACCTGCACTCGGTGATGTGCGCGTATTTTGCGCTTGGCTTTCCCTTACCATATGCCCAATGCCTTAAAGTGGCCTCAGGAATTCCTAATGCATTAGATGCAATTTTTGAGCTTTCATATTGAATGCCGTTGACTATAAATGGTCTAATTTGACCTCTTGCTATACGAGTCAATCTACGGGATTCCATGCGCTTTGCAAGATGCTCTGGAGTATTTTTTCTACCTTTGGATTTTTTTCCTCCAGCAATACACGCTTCAATTGATGGTGAGCGAGTATTGCCAATCATCCAAGGAGTTTCTCGTTTTTTTCCTTTGAGCGGACTAATATAGCCCTCTCCACGAAACTTTGCGGTTGGCGGTCTGCCGCCGCCAATAGCGAGATTCCATCCAATTCCTTCGTTGGAACGCAACTTCGCCTCAAGTTCATAGCAGTAGGATTCATTCGAAATAACGACAACAGTCTTAATCAAGTTGTCCCACCCGTACTTGGAAATTGCATTTGCAAGACGAGGATTTTCATGCCTGTTTTTTTGATAGGCCCATTTGTGGCCATAAATCCACCGCTTTTTGGAATTTTTGGACACACCAACATATCCTTCTGACATGATGTCAGAATTATGCTGTGCGCGAATCCAATAAACCTCAGCGGTCATCTTGTGTAGCATCCTATGTTCGGCGCGAAGTAGATGGGGGACTTATCTCGCTCCTCCTGCTCTGCCTCGTTGAGATATTGGTTAGCCATCTTCTCGAGATACAAAATTCTATCCATAGCAACGCCCGGAAGCTCCAGAGCCATCCTATGGGCCAGCATAAATATTGTAGCCTCATACCAACGCTGCGGAACCTCAAGCTCATCTTGCAAAGCCCCTACGTCCTGAATCTGCCTTGAATACCAGATAGTCATCTGAACGAAAGGATCAGAAGGAACTGGCCACAGATAAATTTTCGGCTGAGGAATGGTGCGATCAAACCAGAACTGAAATGGCTGATTTGCAGTAAAGTTTTTATTCGGCAGGTTCGTGTAGTCATCACGGTTCAATCGAGCCATCGTGATTTCAGTTGAATTGTTGCCTACATAAAACTCACGCAAAGAAAGCGTGTTACCTCCAGTCTCCCGGATGCGGTAATACTGCACATCTTGACCCGGATCAATGTCATACCAGATCCACTCGTTGTTAACCCAAACCGTAACGCCGGGATCGTATAGGGTAGACCAAGAAGAACCATCCGTTGAGTATTCGAGGATGACATTGAACGTGCCGCTAACGCCCGGAAGGATGCCAATCGATCCTGCATAAATCGGATTCGAAGTCCCGAAATTAATAGCAATGTTGCCATTCGCGGAAGTCTGCGTGCAGATCGTATCTACGTCGCCGTCAAAAGCATTAGCTATTACACCGCCAGCAGATGTAGTGTATCCACCCGTAGAATTAGGCGTAGGCCGATTCATGCGCCGATACAGCGCATTCAGGACATCAACAGATCCCAAAGGAAGATCGTAGATATATTTATTTGCCTGAAGGCCAATCACTTTCTTGTTGATTGCCCAATATTGGATGCCAATATTGATGAGACGAGAAAGCAGGAAAAACAAGCTTTCCCTAGCCGATACCTGCTGTTCCGAGGTCAGTTCCTCGGCAAGCTTACCGCACCGACGCGCTCCGTGATCAATCAGTTGCTGAACATTGATTACCGTTGTCCCAACCGTTCCTGAAGTGGCCATCTAGCATCCTTTCACCAGCCGGGGCAGTTCCACCGCTTCATTGAAGCCCTTGCCCGACTACCGCGTTCACTTTTACGAGCTACTGGCTCCATTCTAGCGCAGAAGCTGTCTCTACGAGGACCACCTTGAGGCTGCGGAGCCTTCAGGTTACTGCCTGTTTCACGGTTGTATTTTTCGCGGCCTTTTTGAGTCAAGCCAGCGCCACGATCCGCGGGAAGCTTCTCTCCGCGTCCAATGGCCAGAGAGACGTTTCCACCCTTGGCTTTCTTGTCCGGAAGCTTGCCATAAGCTTTTTTGCCGACATTGCTTTCGGTGTATTCCTTAGCCACACTAGGCTTGATCCCGACCTTCTTGGCAAACTTAGGATTGTTCTCTGCGGCTTTCATCAGTCGAAACTGTGATTTGCTGGCTGCAGGCATTACGGTCCCTCTTTTACCAAAACCAAAATAAACATCGAAGAGACAGCGTTGTTGCTAGAACTGCCAATTGCAGTTGCCTCAATCGTTGTCTTCTCTTGGATCACAATTGGGTACTCAAACACATAGTCGGCCACACCATTGTTGATACTTGTGACTGCGGCGGTGCGCCTAATGTTGTCGGTGCCGCGAGTCAAAAGCCTGCCTTGAACTTGGTTGGAACCACCCGATTGTCCAGAGGAGAACAGACCTTGCGAGACATATGCGGTGTAACCAACAGGAACCGTCCAACTGCCCGTGATCGTGGTGTTGTAGTCAAACTTGATGATGTCGTATGTGGTTGCAGGAACGCCTGCGGTCACAGTACCTGTACCGATATAGATGTCGCCGGCGGCGCTGTTTCCAGATCCTGCTGTCAGGACATACGCATAGTTGATGCGGATAAGCGATGCGGTCATCGTGACAGCCGTCTGACCATTTAAGGTGACGGTCTCAGAGACCTCGTTGTAGTTCGCATCCAATCCCTGCACAACGATTGTTCTTGCGCCAGTGCCAGCGGCGGTATCGTCGGCGCTGGTTGAACTGACCGTCATCTGAGTTGCAGACGCCGGGAAAGTAATCAGGCTTGGCAGGGGCCAAACAGACACTTGCGTGGCGTCCACATCTGGATTAAAACCAAACACGACAACGCTTCTGTGGCCCTGAATTTGACCTCGGGCTACTTGAAGTTCAAAAGGCTCGTATGCCCCTTGTCGTGTAATTGACGAGATGGTCGTACTCATTACGCAATACCTGCTTGCACGACATTCATAGTCACAGTGCCGGTGCCGGAGTTAACCAGAACTTTTAGGCCAGTGATCGGAAAATTGATTGAGCCATCTTCATTGCCAGTCTTGCTGGTAATGGTTGCATCATCAAAAAAGGTGGTGAACCCAACGCCGGGATCATCATATGTAAATTGAACCGAATAATTTACGGTTCCGGTAACAATTACCGCAAAGCCAATATTTACAGGAGTTACGTTGGTGTTGATGACAATAACGTCAGTTGATCCAACGCCAGTTCTTGATGCGGTCTGAACTTTCATTTTATTGCCTCAATAAAAAGCAGGGGCCGAAGCCCCCGCCTTATTCAACAACGATCACCTTTTGCATATCCACCACGCCGTTTTTTCTGCGGAGGGGATACTGTTCGGCTAATTTCACGCTCGGTAGTTGTAACAGCCCCCTGACCTTTGAAAGCATCACGAGCCTTACGCAGAAGATTCATTGGGTTCATAGCTTCTCTCATAGCACGATTTTCTTCAGCCTCGCGCTTGTAGTGATCTTCGTAACCCTTAGTTTCTTTTGCCAACTGAGAATCTGCATTCCGAACAAGATCTCTTTCATAATTAGAAATTGATCCGCCATCAGCTTTTTTTACAGCGCCACCCTTCTTGAAGGTGCCGGAAAGCCTGCTAATCGAGACAGGTGCCGAAGGCTTTTTATTTCCTTGAGGCATCTTCTCAGGACGGCCATCGTCTTGCACTTGGCCGCCCTTAGCAAACTTTTTTACAGCACCACCTTTCTTGTAGCCGCCTTGGCCTTTAACAACGCCGCCGGTCTTGTAACCACCCTGACCTTTGACGACACCACCGGTTTTCAGGCCCTTGTGAGCCTTCGACGCCGGTTTATCGGCATGAGCTTTCAGTTCGGCTTTGGTGGCTTCCTTGGCGTGTTCTGCCTTGGATTCCATCTTGCCGCCCTTTTTTGCCATTGCAGGAGCCGCCATAGCTTTTGCAGCCATCATTGCGCGACGACGCTCTGCCAGCGAAGGACGAGCCGGAGCGCGACCAGTCGGAGCAACGGCAGGAACTCTCGGAGCCGCAGCCATAGCGCCCATAGCGCCGCCACCCATCTTTTTGACAGCCTTTTTGGGCATCGCCACATGACCACCCTTCTTCAGTTTAAGAATCACTGAAGGTTCGGTGGTTTCCATTTTCACCATCGGTTTGAATTGGCCCATGATTAACGCTCCTTAGCTACAAAGACGTAGTCAACGGTCATGGTTTTAGCCGCAGCTTCACCGTTTTGGATCGCAATGGTAACAGTCAGCACCTCATCATCCGGCAAGTTCGTGACGGCCATAGAGCCGCCAAGATCGCCATTGACAAAGTATTGAACTGCATCACTGCCGTTGTAGTAAAAACCAAGACGGATGAAAGTGTCATTAGCCATCGTAGCAATACTGGAAGCGGTGGTGGCGGTGTTATTTTTTTCCACAAGAAGGTTGACGGTAGCAGCACCATCGGCCTTGATGAAGAAAACGCCATCAGTCACATCAAGCGGGGTCGTATCGGTAATTTGCAGGCCGACAACAACATCCGATTGAGTGGCATCGCTAACTTTCAGGCGGGCCTCATAAAACAACTTTTTGCCAGCAACAAAAAGAAACGATTCACCTTTTTTCTGCAGCGAAACAAGATCATTGTCAGCAGCAGAATTGGTAATCAAAAGCAGACCACCGTCGCCGTCCGTCAGCGCCTGAGTTGCAGCGGCATCTGTTTCGGTTACAGTCCAATCTCCGGCTGTGTAATAGTCGAAGTCTTCCATGTAATTATGAAACTGAGTCGGTGCAGGCATTGCCAGATCAGCAAACGGCGAATTTTCCCCGACGTTCGTCACGCCATTGGGGAAACGAGTTACAAGCAAATTTGCCATTTCGTTCTCCTAGAACGAGGGGGCCGAAGCCCCCTCCTTCAGTTTAGACGCCCGGAGTGCCATAAACGGCACGTGGATCGGTAAAGCCAACGTCGTAACGCTCGGTGGCTTTGTAGCGCATCGAGTCAGTTTCGAAGTCACCTTCCATCGTCTTCTCCAGCTTCCGGCGCATCATCAGCTTCATGCCTTCCGGAGCATCGGTCTGAACCCACCAAGCAGTGGCGGAAGTCAGACGCGACAGCACAGAAGCGCCTTCGTCCATCAGACCAATCGATTTGATCGGGTTGATGTCGTTGTTGGCATTGCCAGCACGCAGAACCGATTTCAGCAGAACTTCAGCTTGGAAGACGTTGCCCGGAGCCACAACCAGTTGCTTCGGAACCAGACGAATCTTCTTGCCGTTGTTGTCCACCGCTTGACGGATCTGGATCAGCATCTGCTCCAGCGACGTTTGCGACAGGTTCGCCGCAGTCGTCAGCAGGTTGCTGAACGTGCCGTTGACGATGGGGTGCGAGGCGCTGTTCAGTTGCACGCCGTCACCGCCCGGATAAGAGGCGTTGAAAGCGCGATTCAGCACGTTAGCGCACAGCGTCTCTTTCGTCTCGATCAGCGACTGCGCCAGATGCTTGGCGTAGACTTGACCGATACGGATGTGATCGCCGTCCTCGACCAGAACTTTGGTCAGAGCGAATGCCAGACCATAAACATGGTAGACATAACGCTTGAGGAACAGCACGCCACCTTGCTGATACGTGACCGGGGTGCCGTCCGGCAGTTCCGGAGCAGCGCCAAAGCCGTACAGCACCGGCTCTTCGTGGTAGTTGCGGGGAATACCGTTTTGCTCGCGGAACACTCGGCTCCACTCGTCGGTACGCTGATCATAAACTCCGTCAAAGCATTCGTTGAGGATAGGCTCAACAATCGAACGGAAGTCAGTACTTCTCATCGGGGCTGCCATGTCTTAGCCCTCCTTAGATTGCGTTAACGGCCGCGTTGAACTGCGACTCGTTAATGGTTACTCGCACAATCGTGTACGAATCGCCCCAAGCATTGTCGGGGTAGGGAGCAATATCACGGATCAGCATCTGTGCGCTGTTGCCTGCGCCCACCAAAGTGGTGGACAGCGTGCATTGCGACAGGCCGGTGGTGGTCGATCCTGCAGTGGTGTTGCTCAGATCAGCCATATCGCCAATCGAAGTCTGCGCCAGAGAACCGTCTGCCTGAATTTCATAAACGATGTTCGGATCGTTGTAGAAATAGGCAACGCACGAACCAGTGACATAAGCCGTATTGGCAGGCCAGTAGTTCGAGACGCGACGACGACCAGTGGTATCAGTCCATTCGACGCCAGCAAAAGCGCCTTGGAAAGAATCACCAGCAGAAGCAACAACAATGTTGCCGCTCGAATTCAGCTTTACGGGCTGACCCTTGAGAATGTCGGTGTTGTAAGCCGACGCGATACCGTCAGCAAGCGCCTGAGCGCGATCCAGACCACTGGGGTGGAAAGCGGGACGCAAGCCAAACGGAGCATTAGTCGAAGACATAATTTACTCCTGTAAGTTTCCTACCCTTGGAAAATGGGGGCAGGGATTGGTTTGTCGATTTCGCCTAGCCCTTCACCTTCGACTTGACCCAGACGTTTGCCTGAGCTATCGCGGCCCTGAATCTGCTCCGCCTGAACGCGAATTTTGTTCGCTTCTTCAAGGGGGGCATCATGGTGCATCTGCGCCATAACATCCTGATAGAGATCCATCGGGAGCTTATAGAGCAGCATTTCATTGCACGCGATAAAACCAATATGCTCTCCAGCTTTTACGCGGTAATTATCGTAACCCGGCAGTTCTTCCGCTTTCACAGGAACATATCCGAGCCGAATCCGCTTATCAATGCTGTCGTAGCTATTGGTAGTCGATAACCAGCAAAGGTGCCATCCCGGAATTGCTGGGATTTTCGGCAGTGCTTCTTGTGTCCACTCATCTTTCCACATCTTGCGACGTTCATCAGACGACACAAACAAATTTTCGGGGGCGTCTCGACTTGCATCAAGAACGGCGCGATTTTCGCGGCCACCGGCATTCAAAGATTTTTTAATTCGGGTATCCATTGTTAGCTCCTTTGGTTACGTTTTTCAGCGGCATAGCGACGAATCATTTTTTCCCGCATAGCAGGGTCGTCCCACATACCAGCATCTTTCATGGCGCGAACTTGATCCGGAGAAAGGACAAATGTATTTCGTCCGCCCCTATTCGGAACACTTTCTTTGCCTGAACTTGTCACAACGCTCCTTGGTCTTCTAACAACAGGTTCATCTACTTCGTCCCCAGTATAGCGATGGGGCAAACGCTTTTGCAAGCGATTGTCAAGCTCTTCCCAATATTCTTGAGATCTTGGATCCCAGCCTTCCTTGGCAAGACGCTCATCAACCGCAAAAGCAATGGCAGAATCCTCGTCATTTTTGCCGGGGTCATACCAA